AAAGAATTGTGATTTAAGTTTGGAAGACCTCGAAAATCTTGTTAATTCTTTTTTCGAGCAGAAGTTGATTGCGAAAGTTAATGATGCTAGGGATCATTTTTTGCTGAAGAAGGTAAATATCGAACATTTCAGCGAGGATATGGTGATAGCAGATGTTTCTGGTTACAGAGTTAAAATTTCAAATTTAGGCAAGGACGATTTCTCATATTCCTGCGATGAGAGATGTGCTGATTACACTTATCAAGTAAAGAAGGGGCGTTATCCATTCTGCAAGCACTATCCAGCTGTCTTGGCTGAACTTCTTTACCAAGGTTTAGTAGACCAATCAAACTTGAACCATGTCGATGGCAAAGTTCTTGATGTTCTGCTTAACATTGTTGAGGAGAGGAGAAAAGAGGAAGGTTTGCTAAAACCAGTTGGGAGGGATATAGAAAACACGTTAAAACAGATCTTGGAAGATTACATTGAAATTTCAAGGCAGAATGCTAAACTAGCAAAAGAAAAGTATCATAGCCCACCTGAGAGAGCTTTTGAAATTCTTACTGGACGAGCTTTCCAGCTTTTGGAATTTGACACAATAGCAAGGGCTAAAGAAGCTGGATGGGATTTGTTGGTAATTGGAACACATGCAACCCCTCCATATATCACGGTTGTAGAATGTAAGACGGCTGCAAGCGGGGTTTACGATTACATAACAAAGAATCCAGATTATCTAATCAAACTCAAAACGTATTGCATAGATTTGGTTAAAGAGAAATTGTTGGGAATATACAAGGATTATGTTCGATATATGGTTATTGTTGGTCCCGATTTCCCCAAAGAGATTGAAAGATTTACGTTGCAATTCAGGCACATGACTGGTGGGATTAAACTTTCCTTCCTACCAGCTTCAACGATTGTTTATTTAGTGGAGAAGTATAGGGAAAATCCAATTCTAACGCATGATTTGCTTGAATTATTGTTCAGCTCAGAAAAAGTTGTAAGAAAAGATGACATAGATAGACTTTTTGAAGAAGCAGAGAGGAGAATAGAAACTTTAACAGATCTTGCAAGGCAGAGATTGAGGGACAAATTTGGAGAATTTGCAGCAACAACTGCGGATGCTTGCTTTATCAAAATGGATGAAGTTCTGCTTCAGACTCTGATATATGATATTTTGAATGCCTTACAACCCGATTTGGTCAAGATGGGTATGAAGAGCACTACTGGAGTCACTACAATTCATTTGAAGCACGACTATTTTAAGATCTGGAGCAAGGTTTTGGAAGGGTTGGTGGAGGAATTTGTTAAATTGCTTGAAGAGGAATCAGAGGTTCAAGTAAAGAGAACGGATTTAAAAGAAGAATTGATTAAATTTTTGGAGTTGAGATGAGTTTTTTATTTTATCACCAGCATCATTCAGCGTTTAAAAGTTCTTATCAAAGTAATCTACAATTGAATCAAGAATCTTTTCTAAAATATTTAGTTCAGTCAAGAATACTTGAAATCTTATAATAAACCATTCATCAACTGCTTCTATGTCTTGGTAGTCTAATTTATAACCCTTCACGCTATTCAATTCTTTAACCAAGCTTTTATAAATATGTTGTAACTTATTTATTTCGTCTTCAGAAAAATCTTTAAATTCTTTTTTAGCGATGCCCAATTCAAAATTCGTTACAAATTTAGTAGGAAATCCTAGAAAGACTCGAGGTATTTTATATCTAATTTTTTGTACATCTTTTACTACTACACTTAATGGATAACCATCTAGTTTATTGCCCCTGTAATACCTCCTAAGATCTACAGGCAAATTTATGTTGAAATAATTTTTGATGCTCTTTTCGACATCTATTCTTTTTTCTATCATTGTTTCAATCCAAGCCCTAAAAGCAAAATAAGCTGCTAGAATAGTTACAATTCCGAGCCAATTTTTTGACAGCCATTGAGTGAACAATGAAACTTCATTTGACATAATTTTTCTTTTAAAGTCTACTAACGTTAAGTTTTTCGATGAAGGCCCTAAGGTCATTATATGTTATCATTGAATTAAGGGATAAAATTACATCACAGCTTAACAACATAAACAGATCTGTGGATCAAACTAAATCGAAAATTTCTAAATTAACTGAAACGGTAGAAAAACACAAAAAAATAATTGCAGCTTTAGGAGCTGGCTTGTCTGCTTTGGGATATGGGGGATTCAGAGTTTTTGGAGGAACTGCAAAAGATTTCGAGAGAGCGATTATGGAGATGCAAGCAAGGACAGGAGTAACAAGAAAAGAGCTCGAAAGATTGACCGAAACTGTAAAACAACTTGCCAAAACAAATTCTGATTCCTTCCAGACTATATCAGGAGTTATAACCATCCTGAGAGAAAGATACGGTGATTTGGGAAGAGATACACAAGAAGTGAGTCAAGCAATCCTTGATTTTGCAAAAGTTACAGGTACAGATGCTGTTAGTGCTGCAAATTCTTTGAGTGTTGTAATGAAGGCATTTGACATTCCTGCAACAAGAATGTATGAGGTAACTGATACGCTCATTGCATCTCAGCAAAGATTTGGAGTTCAATCAGCTTACATAATTGAGCTTCTAAAGAGTAATGCTGCCGCATTAAAGATGTTAAATCTGTCTTTCAATGAAGCAGTTGGTTTATTGAGTGCTCTCGAAGCAAATGGCGTGAACGTTGCAAGGGCTTTGATGGGACTGCGATCAGCTGCAGCTAAGGGAATCGATGTCAAGAAAGCTTTAAAAGATTTGGCTGAGATAAAAGATTCGACGGAAAGAACAAGGAAAGCTACAGAAATCTTTGGATCATATGCTGGACCTGGACTTTCGAAAGTCCTTGAAGGTGGAACTGAGGCTTTAGACAAATTTATGCTTAAATTGGACGATGTCAGAGGTACAACAAAGAGAGCTTCAGAGACGATTGATAAAAGCCTATCTGAGCAGATTGGAATTCTCAAAAATAATCTTGCAATTTTGAGTGTAGAAATTGGAAGAGTTTTGCTTCCTGTAATGAAGTCTGTCGTTAAAATCGTAAAAACATTTGCAGACGCATTTCAAGCTTTACCTGAACCAATTAAGGGAACTATAGCCATGCTTGTTGGATTAATTACAGTGATTTCAGCTGTTGTTGGACCATTGCTATTACAAATTGCAGCTTTTGCTTGGTTTCATTCTACTATAGCAAACATGGGAGGTTTGGTCAGTGTCTTATCTACACTAAAAACAGCAATGCTCGGATTTGCAGGATCTGTTTGGGCTGCAATTGGGCCGTTACTTCCACTAATAGCTGTTGTTGGGGCTATCGTTGGAGCAATCTTGTTGTTACAAGATGTCATGGTCAAGGGCTGGTAAAAATCCTATCTTGGCAAATTTGTTGCTTGGCTCCTTGATAAGTTACCGCCACTTAAATCAGCAATTGAAACCGTTAGAAATGCTATAGACTACTTAGGATCGGGTTTTGAATGGCTTTCTGACACGGTTGGTAACTTCATTAAAACAATCCAGAAAGCCTGGAAAACTATAGCAGAAAATCCCATTTTCAAAACCATCCAGACAGCTTTCGCATTTACACCTGCAGGCGTGGGCATCAGAGCAGGAGCCACACTACTAACAGAATACCGCTTACCTTCTATATCTGAATTGTTGCCAACTCCTTCTTTAACAGCCTCAACAACTGCTTATCATACAACTCAAACGACATATCATCAACCAATTACAATCCACAAGATTGAAGTCAGGGCAGACAAGCAAGAACAAATAACAAAAGAACTGGTGAGAAAGCTAAAGTTGAAGCATTTGGCAAACCCTTCATGAGTATTGTAAACCACCATCATTTTTATAAAGCTGAAAACAAAATGTTGATCGTGACAACATTGACAGCTTTGGTCTGGAAAGAAGGAAATCAATATGTTTCGAAGTGTCCTGAATTAGAGGTAGCAAGCTGTGGAGATACTTTGGAGGAGGCTCTGGAGAACCTTAAAGAGGCTGTAGAGCTTTACATTGAGAATGCGAAGGAGCTTGGAATACTTGAGGATGAGCTTGAAGCTGTTTTCAGCAAGAAATTTATAACAACATTCGAAGTTACTATTTGAGAAGCTCCAAAAACTCTTCCTTACTTAACCCAGCTTGTTTTAGAATAGATAATAGCGTTCCCTTAGGTATGTTCTTTTTTCTTGGTATGATCACCAATCGGCGTCTTCCGTCCTCATCTACTTTATACATCGCAATATGGCTCCCCTTACCTCTCTTTGGTGCATAGGCGAATCCGACTTTCGATAAAACTTTTATTATATCACTGTATGAAACACGTGGTAGCTTCACAATAACTCGTCAATTAAAGCAATATATAAAACTAGGTCAGATTTGTGCAGGAGGCTTAGCTATAAAAAAGATCATGGTATGAGTCTCTAATTTTTTCAATTTTCATTTCTGTTACAAATTGTAACGCTATTTTTATTCTTGTAACAGATTGTAACAGTTAAATATCTGAGCTGTTACAAAATGTAACATGTCAAAAGTTGTGAGATTGCCAGAAGATGTTATCGAAATCGCCCTGAAGTACGGTAAAAATCTTGCAGAAGGAATAAGGACAATGGACAAACTGCTGGAAGAATACAAAGAGTTGGATAAAAAGCTGGCAGACGTGATTGAAACGAGGATCAGAGATGTAATAAGAGAAGAGCTTGAGATGCTGAGAAGGTTCTAGTCTCAACTCTTCTTAAAGTCTATTTTTTAAATCAACTTTGATGGCTGAAAAAATCCTGCTTGGTGATTTAGAGCTTGAAGCGGTTCAGATTATCAATTTGACCGAGAAAGCCACAATCCCAGAGAAAAAAGTAGAAGCTCAATTTAGCATTATCGACCACATAATCTTGAATCCAGCGGAATTTTCAATTGACGCTATTTGTATTAGAGATTCCCAAGAACACATTAAGTTAAAGCAACTTTATGAATCAAAGCAACCAATAACTTTCCATTCTGATTTATTGGGAACTTACGACAACATGATCATCGAATCCCTCGACTTCTCTCAAGGTGGCAGTGTGAACACAATAAAAGCATCAATCCACATCAAACAGATTAGAATCGCTGAGTCTACAACTGTAATAATTTCCTTGCCAGTAACCCCTGCAATCCAAGAAGTTCTACAGAACACAACAGCAATAGATCCTGTAGAACAGAGTCAGCCAAGCGAACCTGAAAAGCAGGAAGAAAAATCTTGGTTGGATTCGATTTTTGATTGGTTAGGAGGTGTCTTTGGTGGTTAAAATTATTCCATTTGAAGAAAAATGGGGATTTCCCCAATTGCAACGAGTAAAAATAAGCAATATAGCTTATGATTTCTTCTTCCGCTGGAATTACGATGCTAATTTCTGTGTTTTAACAATTATAAGGGTTGAAGATTCAATAACAGTATTCAATGGTAAGCTAGTAGTGAAGAATCCTTACGAAGTCAAGGATCCTTCAACATATGAAGTTCTGTTCACAATTTTACCTTGGCAAATAGACGAATCCAAAGCAGAGGTGTGGGTGTTCTATGACTGATTTATGGCTCAGATACGTGGATCTGACAGTTAACAATCTGAATTTCAACTCAGATAACTTTGACATCGAATTTGAAGTAGAGAAAAAAGAAGATGAGGCAAAAACAGCCATAATCACAATTTACAATATCTCACAGCAAACAAGGGAAAAAATAAAGAAAGACGATACTGTGGAGCTTAAAGCTGGCTATAAAGAAGATTGTGGTACAATCTTCTATGGTAAAGTTGTAAATGTCGATTTTGAGCTGAAGGGAGCTGATGAGGCAACGATTATTGAATGCACAGACGCAACAGCTGAATTAGGTAAACAACTCCTTATCGTTAGTTATCCAAAAGATACTGATACAGCCAAAGTTGTGAGAGATTTATGTAACTACAGTAACATTCCAATTGGTAGAATAGATGATACAGGCTTCAAATTTGAGAAATCTTACACTTTCCAGGGAACACCAGCAGAAATAATTGAAGATATAATCAAGTTTTGCAATGGCAAATTGAGGCAAGAGTTACAGAATGCACCGTATTTGAGAAAAATGCTATCGAGTGTGGAATTTGGGCGAGAATATGTCTTTACAATTGAAAACAACATGGCCTACTTCGTCAGAGGGGCCAAAATAATCTACGAGACTGAGGTGCTTGAATCTGATACTGGATTGCTTGAAGTTAGTAAGATAAAGAGCGAAGACAAAGATAAATTCAAAATTAGAGCTCTGTTGAGGTGGAGAATTCAGGTTGGAAAGCCTGTAGTGATTAAATCAGTCAAGCTGGATGGCCAGTTCAACGTTTCAGCCTACAGGCATGTTTGCAAGGGAGAAGAATACTATACAGAGTTGGAGGTAATACCATGATCGATGAACTGTTGAAGATTATAGACGAGCGGATTGAAGCTAAACTAAACAGATTGAATACTGTTTCCTTGGGAATAATTACTCAAGTCGATAACTCAAAATTAAGATGCAATGTCAAGCTGAAGCATAAGATTCAAGGACAAGAGATTGAACTATTCGACGTTCCGATTGCCTGTCTTAAGAGTTCGGTTGGCATAATCTACATCCCACTCCAGGAAGGAGATGTTGTTTTGATCTTGTTTTCAAAGTATGAGTTAGAAGAACAACTTAAGGATAAACAAGCTGTAGTAGTTAATGAACTGTTGAAATTCAACATAAACAATGCAATTGTTTTCGGTGGAGTTTTCACGCTTGCAGATTCAATTCCTTCACTGCAACCAAACAAGATCAATATAATCGGTGATGTTTACATCGACGGCGATCTCGATTTCAAAACAATCAGAGGGGTAAATGCAGAGGATGGAGAATGGCATAAGCATGTTTAGTTTTAAAGTCTATTCTTCTCTTTACTTTGATGACTTGGGATTTTAAGTTTGATGAGAGTGGAGACATCGTAATCAACGAATTGAGACAATTGGAGGTTGTTAGTGGCTCTGAAAAAGTCAAACAGCACATCAGACACATCTTAAAATGTGTCAAGGAATCAGACTACTTCAACCCGAATTTTGGTGTGGATTGGCTGAAGATTGTGCAGTCTAAGTTCAATCAAAA